AGTTGATCTGGTAATTCACGTTCTCTATCTGCATTTTCTTTAGCTTTTTCTACCAATTTAGACATGTCAAAGAACTCAGGGTGAGACGCATCGAACATAGCGCACCGTTGAGCGGGTGAAGATACAGCCATACCCTTAGACATACGCTTGTTCACAGTGTCCAAATACATCCCACGCTTCTTAAGGTCTTCAATAAATGAGTTGTAGTCTGTGCTGTCCTTGTTCAATTCGTTGCGTATGTCTTTAACCGGAATAAAAAGCCGCTGGGTGTCACCCTCGTGCCGCATAACAAGTCTACCGTACTTAGGTTCTAGCCTAGGTGCTTTAGGTTTAGAAGTACGTTGGTCCACACCATCGTCAACATCAAGTAGGTTATTGAGGTTATTGTTTATAAATGAGCCAAGTATGGACACATAGCTGTCCACCGGAGCTACAGTATCTTTCCTCAGTTGAATTATGATCCGCGATGCCTTCCTGTAGATGCGTCCCATGTCAAACTTTATTAGCCCTAGTTTACACGCAATCCATCCTCCAGCTATGTTAGCAGCTATAAGAGCCGACCAGTTTCTTTCGCGTGAAGTAAGACGCATTTCTTTGTCTATCTTAGCCTGTATCTTAAGCACGTCTGCCTTTACACCTTCGGGGTTAGCAAGCACGTATTGCATGAAAGGTACAATGGCGTGACCAAAATTAGCGTTTAGCTGGTGGTCAAACATCTCTTTGCCGTACGTTGTAGAGATAGTCTCTTGGTCAACGTAGTCTACATAGAACTCCATGATCCGCATAAGCTCACCATCAGGTAGGCTTTTGTCTGCAAATAGCTTTTGATAAAAAGAAGAGTTAGACGAAGATAGCGTCATGTTACGCCATGTAGTGTCGTTCTTACGGTTAGCATTAGCTGTAGCGGTGCCTTTATCCTTACCTTTGCCTTGTGATACTTCGTAGGCAAAATCACTAAGAGGGCCAGACTCCATATTACTAAGCTCATCCATAGTGTTTACTATGTTGTTTAGTATGCCCAGCTTGTTGACACGTGCTACGGCTGTGTCTTTGGGGTTACCCAAAAGCTGTTCAGGATCGCCACATATACTGTTTGCCATCCGTAGTATAGTTGTCTTACCCGTACCTGCGTTCTTATGCACTAAGTTTATGATTGCACCTTTCTGCCCGGTAAGTTGTAACAGGGGGGAACCAAAGCCAGAGAGTGCGGCAAACGCTTGTATCTCCATACCTTTCTTGTTGTACAAGTTAAATACTTCTTGCCACTTTTCTAAAGTACCTCTTGGTTCAAAGTAGGATACATAGGACTTAGTTACAGAAGACGCAGGGGAGTGATACACCCCATCCACAGTAATCTCTCGTTCCCCTACAATAAACTTAGTATCGTTGTCAGCCCATCCAAATTGTAATCTCATTATTTCTGCCTTTTCTTTTGTCTGTAATATCTGAATAGTTCTAGTAACGTATTCAATCAAAACCGCCGAGTTGCTGGCACCTGCTACTACTCCATTATGTGCAAGGGTCTTAAGTAACAGTCTACGTTCTAAACATTCGTTAGGTATCTTGAACTCACGCACGCCATCGTGCGGAGAATGAAAAACAAACACGGACACAAACCCTTCTTGGTCGTCCCACATTTGTTTCTTTAAATAAAAATCGTGCTCATATACAAGCACTGCGTCTTCTTCTTTCATCAAATACACGCCCCCGTTTTTACCTCTAAAATAAGGTTCAAACTTATTTATAGGGCTACTGGAGGCTTTCTTTATAACTTTACCTAGGCTATACGGGCCTTTTACTTCTTTGCTTTTCTTGTGTGGACAGTGCTTACAACCACCGGGGTTGTTCTTCTCAAACTCCTCACAAGAGTGTGGTCCCTTGATACCTGCGATCTTTCTTTCAACTGCACCAAAATCGTAGTCAGGGTGGCCGTGGGAGACGGTGTGTATAGCTTTGCTACCGTCTACGCAAAATTTAGCGACAGACAGTGCGTTAAACCAACGAGGTTCCGACAGAGTTTTGCGGTTTAGCAGACTATCCTTGAGCTGTAGGCACGGGTCTTGCCGCCCTATTATTTTAGAAAACTTGTAGTCTTTGTTTTCATCAAGGAGCTTTTGCAGCGGGTCCAGTATAGGTTGGCTGCTTTTCTTCTTAACCGTAACAACTTCATCGGGGTCTACTCCAAGTAGCCCACGTATATCGTCAGGTGCGTACCTTGCGGTTACAGGGTTTACTACCTTTACTAACTTAGGAGTATCCTTCTTTTGGTTGTAAGTGCCCGGTACTCGCAGTATACGCGCAGCATCGAACACGTTCGGATCGGCATAAAATTTCTGAGTAATACATACTTGCTCTAGTCTCTTGGCAATAGGCAGCCATTTCTCGGTAGGTATTTCTTCTGTGAACCCCCAATACACATGCAAGCCATAACCTGAATTTACAATTACTGGTTCAGGCAGATCGACTGTATTGCAAAACTCTTTAAGAGCTTTTAGTCCTTCTTTCTGGCTAGCGTAGCCTTTCGGTAATCCTGTAGAGGGTTCTATCTCTTCTGCTTTGTCTCCACCGCAATCTATATCAAGCCAAATAGCTCCAAGAGACTCTACGTTTTCTACCTTGCGGCTACCTTTTTCTTTCAACTTACCCAGAGCAAAGTAGACATCCATAGCTTGTTCGGAAAATCCGTCAGCTATTTCGTATGCTACTTCTAAACTATCGGTAAACTTTGGTATAAGCCTACCGTCTTTCATGCCGATCACATTGTATATGCCGCCTTTAGGGACGACGTAATCTATGAGATCGAATGTTTGCATTATCTAAACTCAGCTATTATCGCTTCTATTAGTTCTAGCAGTTCTTGTTTAGGCTCATGGACGCCCGTGAACCAGTTATAGACAGTCTGTCTGGTAACCCCTAGCTGAGAGGCTACCTCGGTAACAGGCACATTAGCGTCAATGCACGTGCGGCCAAGGCGGACCCCCAGCAGGGATTGGTCAGCTTCTTGATTCAGACTATCGAGATGTGTCGAGTAGCCGTAGCTCATTAGTCGTCATCACCCCATGAAGAAATAATGTCTTCTATATCATCGTCATCGTCGTCAGAAATGTTGTTTTTCTTTTTACGTTTGACAGGTTCTTTAACTTCTTCGTCGTCGAACGGATCAGCTTCGGGTTTAGCCTTTGGGGTGTCCTCTGCTTCAAACCCACCGTCTGAGTCATCTGACGCAAACGGACTACCAGACTCTTCGTCTGCGCTAAAACCATCCTCTTCATCAAACGGAGATGCTGGCTTGTAAGGCACGTACTTCTTAACCTGCACGCCGCGCAGTCTGAGGGCTACGCCACCACCGTTTATTTTGTAAGGGAATAACTCAACAGCTACGTTTACTGTACTACCCGTAGTGAGCATAAAGTCGCTGTCCAGCTTCTTGTTCTTTGAATCAAACTGGTCTGGGATTGAAGTAGGATTGCCGTTGTATGCAGCTTTAAGACTAGCCTTACCAACGTAAGTTCCGTCATCTTGCTCCTTAAAACGCATCTCTAGCTTCTTAGGCCAAGAGTCTTCCCGCGCAGCTTTGTACGCTTCGTTCATCAGGTTGTACAGTTCTTTAGCCTGCGCTTTGCTCATGCCAAAGTTTAGATCGTAAGACGCTCCATCTTCTGTAGCATCACACGGGACACTTCTGTTCTGCTTGTCGCTCCAGTGGTAGGGCTGGTTGATACGGGGGTAGAGTGCAGTTACGCCTCTAATTATGTGTGACTTACTAGCCATATATTGCTCCTTAAAAGGGTTTGATTGACCAGCTTTCTCAAGCTGCTTTATATCTGCAAGTTCTTCCTCTGCTAAAGGTCGAACCGGTTTGAAATACATCTTGTAAAAATCACGATGTTCTACAAAATATATTTCGGTTAGCACATTACCGACGTGCTCTCGGTTGCGTTCAAGATGTTCTATATACTTATATAGATTCATCCTGTTGTCGTCTCTGGAAAACAAACTCAATGCACTAAGTCTGATTTCGTAAAGAGAGTTCTGCCCCAAAAAAGCTACCTTGATATTAGTAAAGAATTTACAAGGTGCTCCTCCTGCGTTCCGTCCAGTTTTTATACTCTGGGTGCAATCAAGACAGCGACTAGCTTGTTTGTTGGACACCGCTTCGTCTGGAAAGTCACAGTCGAAAGACCAACAAGTAAGCTTGTTATCTTCGTAGTAATTTCTTGATAGCGTTCCGCTGTCTGTTATTACAACTTCTACAGAGCGCAGTGGCTCGTAGGTATCCGGGTGCACAAAACACCCGTCCTGTACTTGAAGTCTATTCACTTCTTACGTGGTTTAAGTACAGAGATAGTGTACTTACGGTTTGTCTGTAGACCCGGAGGTGCTACATCAGGATTAGCTTCTAGGAACTCTTTCATGTTAGAGGTATGCACGCGCTTCTCCAGTAAATGAAACGCGCTGTTCTCTTTTATGAATTCGTGCATCTTGTCCCAGTCGCTAGGCCAGTAACTAGTACGCACTCTACGCGAGATGGTACCGGCTGGCGTTCTCAAGCTATCAATGTTTTGTTCTTCACACAGAGTTAGCATCTCTTGAGTTACTTTCTCTTGTTGTGCTTTTATTTTCTTTATTTCTTCTTCTTTCTCTTGTATAGCTTCACGCATCTTGATGTAGATGGTGGCTAGTTTGTCAGGTGTGTCTTTCATCGCTCCTCCTTTTTGGTAGGGAGGAGTAGTGTACTCTTACGCTTTACAGCGTCAAGTATTTATTTCTTGTTTATATAAGTCGATTATCTTGTGGTGATGATCAACTTTAGACCGCAACATGTTGTATAGGCGTGTCTCTACTTCACTGCCGCGTATGTGAATTATCGTCATCGGGTTGTGTTGCCCCGGTCTGTCGATACGTGCGTTGGCTTGTAAGTA